AGGTATTACATTGTTGATTACGTATTGTATTTTGGATTCGTTCAGTTGATTTTAACAACGTCAAAGATTATTGATGATGGAGAATAACGATGAGAACAAACCACAGAAGGTTGATGGTCGCAAGAACAATGGTGGTCATTCAACTAAAGGTAGAGCAGGTAGACCTCCTAAAGTAACTGAGAAGAAGCTACGGAACTTTGCAGTTAGTGCCATAAAAAAAGCCTATGGTAGCGAGGAGAAGATGTGGCTTGAGGTAGCGAAACAAGCTAAGGAGAGTTTCCCCCATATGAAGATGCTATTAGAGTTTACGTATGGTAAGCCTAAAGAACAGAAGGAGGTCAATGTTAAGACCGATATAAATATTCCTATTGTAAACTTCCTTGAGGAAACTACAATAGACATAACACCAATAGAAGAAGAAGAGGATGAGTCAAGTACAACTGAATAAGAAATACAAATCATTATACAATAGTGATGCAAGGTATCACGTTGTAACAGGAGGTCGTGGTTCGGGAAAGTCGTTTGGTATAAACGTATTCCTGCTCCACCTAACCTATGAGAAAGGGCATAAGATTCTCTTTACTCGTTACACTATGACCTCAGCTTCTATGAGTATTATTCCTGAGTTCTTGGAGAAGATAGATTTGATGGGTGTTGCAGAACACTTTGACGTAACAAAGGCAGAGATCACAAACAAACTCACAGGTAGCTCAATTATCTTTAGTGGGGTCAAGACATCAAGTGGCGACCAAACTGCAAAGCTGAAGTCTATTAATGCCGTTACAACATTTGTTGTTGATGAGGCAGAAGAACTTACTGACGAAGAGGTGTTCGACAAGATTGACTTTTCTGTTAGAGCAAAGGGAGTAAAGAATAGATGTATCGTAATCTTAAACCCTACGACAAAAGAGCATTGGATATACCAAAGGTTCTTTCAGAACAGAGGTGTGCCTGATGGACATAACGGAGATAAGGAGAACGTGAACTATATCCATACAACATATCTTGACAACATAGAGAACCTATCAGAATCATTTGTATTAGGGTTAAAGGATATGCAGAAGAACAGACCTGAGAAGTTTCGTCATCAGATAATGGGAGGTTGGTTAGACAGAGCAGAAGGTGTTGTGTTTACCGATTGGTCGATAGGGGATTTCCCTAAAGATATGGATACTATTTTTGGGCAAGACTTTGGATTTAGTGTAGACCCTTCTGTATTAGTAGAGGTTGCAGTAGACAAGAAACTAAAGAAGGTGTGGGCGAAGCTCCACTTCTACAAACCAGGAATGGCTACATCTCAGCTCTATGAATCTAATAGGAGGTATGCAGGTAAGAATCTTATTGTGTGTGATAACTCAGAGCCAAGACTATTGTCTGAATTTAAGATGAAAGGACTTAACGTTACCCCTACAATCAAGAAGAAAGGTAGTATCTTGACAGGTATTGCGATGATGCAAGACTATCATATTATTGTAGATAGCAATTCAATAGACCTGATAAAAGAATTTAATAACTACTCTTGGAAGATGAAAGGTTCTGTGCCTCGTGATGATTGGAATCACGGAATAGATGCCTTGCGTTATGCCTGTGAGTATCTGTTGATGAGATCAGTTCCTAAAGGAATGTACATCGTTAATTAGTTTGACAATTCAATAGGGTGGTTTGACAATTCAATACCCTTTCAATTCAATACCCCTCTTTCAATTCAATACCCCTCCGATCTCTCGTTGGGGTTTTTTGATTTTGGTTCTTTGTCAGTCCTGGAATCCAGGAGGTGGCATTGTACCACGACACAAACAAAAGTAGTTTTGTAGGTCTTGTCAAGTAAAAAAGTGAAAAAAGTTTTGGTGGAATGAAAAAGTATTTGTAGATTTGCTTCAGATAACAATTAAAAACAAATATTATGACAAACAAAAGAGAACAAATCATCAAGGCAATTAGTACTGGAAAATTCTTTACTATTAAGTTTATTAAGAAGAACGGAATACTTAGAGAGTTAAACGGACGGCTCGGAGTAAAAAAGCACCTCAAAGGTGGAGTGCTTGGGTATGATCCAAAGACTTTTAACTATATTATTGTTTTCGATGTAGTAAATGAAGGCTATCGAACTGTGAATGTAGATACAGTTATCGAACTAACTTGTAATAAAAATACGATAGAATTTGCGAGTTAAAAATAAAGGTTGTAGATTTACACCAAGTTTAACAATTAAAACAAACAAAATGAAAAGAGCAGAAGAAATACAAAAAGCCAAAGACCTATTACAAAGCGTAGGTTACCACGTTTCTTGGTGGACTGTTGGCGATGTTACAGATAACTACGATGTAAGCTTTCAAGAGGCACAACATTGCTTAGAGGCAGTATTACACGGCGAACTAATTACCGATATGGTAAAGGAAGAGATACACGAATTTGCATACGAGAACGATTATGACGATTATAAAGAAAATAACTAAAAACAAATATTATGACAGTAGAAGCATCACTTGAAAAGCACCAAGCATTTAACGAAGTACTCAAGCTTATGAACAGTAGCAAAGACTTAATGAACAGTAAATTGTTTGACGAGATTGTTGAATTATCAATACAACAAGGAGAACAAACACAAAGATTAATTGACTTAAAAAAAACCAACTAAGATGGAATACACAGAAGAACAACAAGAACTAATGTACATTGAATACTTTAACAACTATTTGACTATTGATGTTTTCGCAGAGCATCATCAAATAAGCAGAGAAGAAGCTGGACACATTTTGTCAAGTGGCAGACTAATTAACCATAGTAAATACAAATAATATGGAAGGAGAGATCAGAGTAACAGAACTCAATCAACTGATAAAAGAGTCAAGGTTAAAAGTAGAGTACTACGAATCCAAGCTGATAGATTCAAGACTACAATTATTAAAGCAATTAATAGAACTTAAAAAACTAATATAATGAAATACTTAGAACTAAGCAAAGAAGCTAAAGAGAACGCTTTAAATGATTACTGCGATTGTATGGGTGTTGAAATGCATCCAGCTATTACACAAGAAGTTGTTAAATGGTTTAAAAAATACAATAGTAATGTATTTAATGAAAACGGACTATTGACTCACAGAAAAAATAGATAAAATGAAGCAATTACAAAAACCGCAAACAACCTAACTAAAAAAACTAATGTAATATGGCAAACTATAAAAAATGGGCAGAGTTAAAAACACTAACACCTGAACAAACACAAAGAGGTAATTATCCAAGAGATTTTTGGAATTACAATACCAATCCAATAACTGGATTCTCAATAGAACGCACAAGGGGCGAAATAGAAGCAGAGAGGAAGTATGCCGAAGGCAAGTATAGAAAGCCATCACAATTTCCTGATGCACGTTGTAACGGCTCGAGAGTGCCTAAATTTGCGAAGGACGGATTTTAGTATAGCAATCTAATAGGGGCTACGCAATTCAAAAGGGGGTAACATTAATTTGTTGCTCCTTTTTTTGTTGGCAAAGATTCTCCAGGGAAAACAAAAGCCGATCCAAGAAAAAATAGTTTGACAATCCAAAAGGGGGGTAGCAATTCAATAGGGGGTAGCAATTCAATAGGGGGTAGTGGCAACAGTGCAGTAGGGGGTACGAAAATATCGCGTAGGTTGGAGTCTACTCTTCCGACCCTATCTCAAAGCCACGCCCTTTGTACCTCATTTGTACATTACAAATATATAAAAATTTTTTAATGTGTGCAACTTTTTTTTTGAGTGTCCCAATTTTGATCAATTTCCTGGTGGATCATTTTTTTTTTGAGTGTCCCAATTTTTTTTTGGGTGGATCATTTTTTTTTTGGGTGGATCATTTTTTTTTAAAGTGTCTATATATATATACATATAGAAAAAAACTTTTTTTACTTTTTTTTTGCTTTTCTTTGGTAGTTTATAAAAAAGGTGTATATTGCACCAAGTTTAACAAATAAAACAAACACTATGACAAATTTAGAAAAATATTATAAACCAATACAAAACTAAGGGGGGTTTATTGCCCCCTTTTAAATTAACTAAAAACCAATAAAATGAGACAAAAACAGAAACCTCAGACAATCGAACTAAAAACGGGCTTGACCTGTAAAATCGACAAAAACGGGCGCGTTCACGTTTTTAACACAAAAGAGCTGCAACCTGAACCCAAAACAAAAGAGGGCGTTTATCTTGCTTTGTTCTTTATCGTACTTACTACTTTTATATTAATCAAAACAATCTAAATTTTAATACTATGGAAACCGAAAAACTAAAATTCTTATTCAACTACAATCGTTTTAACAACGGTAACGCCGTTATATATTTGCAAATATTTGGTGTCTTTAAAAAGATATATTTGACAAACTACATTGGCAAACTATCAGAAAACAAAAGTAAATTTATAACCTT